GCGACAACGAACGGCGGAGACGGAGCGCGAGCGAACGTCTGTTCCCCCGTAATCACCTGCGCGTTCTCGGCGACGACCAGCGTCTTGCCGTTGAGCTGCGCATCCGTATTCAGCACATTTGCGGCCATGATTCTGCGCTCCCTATCCCGCTGAGCCTTCTTCTTCCCGAATCTTGAACGTCAACTGATCGATGCTCCACGCCTGCGTGTTCGCGGACTCGTCGCCGTACTCAATCTGCAACGTGTTCAGCTCCGACATCGTGGCGTTATCGATCGGCTTGACGACGTGCGTCTCGCTCCCGACCGGCGCGAGGCTCACCGTCGCCTGGCGCGTCTCAACCGAAAAGTTCCGCAGCATCTGAATGAACAGACTCGCGCCGGCCGAGGCGCGCGCCAGCAGCACGCCAGCCATCATCCCGAACTTCTGCCAGAGCCCGCCGAGGGTGTACGGCTTGGTCACGACGAACGCGCGATACGGCTGTCCGTTGTCGGACACACCAGTGTCGGCGTAGTGCAGCGACGAGGTGCCGCCACCCGCCAGGGCGATCGGCTGCGTCCCGATCACTGGCTTCATGCCCTCATCCGTCGAAAACAGCCCGAACGCCTGCGCCTGGCCCGGCTGCCCGTCGTGATACCAGTTCCCGCCATACCACACTTCGTACTCGACCAAAAGCCCCGGGGAAGTCTGCGCGGAGTAGACAATCGACCCATCGGCGGAGGTCAGGAACGATCCGTCGGCAGACGTGATCGCGCTCGGGTTCGCGACCGGCAGCGTGTACCAGACCTGATTGAGCGACGGGTAATAGAGCATCCGCGGGCCGATCGCCGCGTTCACGTTCCGCGAGCCCCAGGTGCGACGAATATCCTTCCCGAGATACTGCAGGCCGCGCTGGCCGTGCCCGCACAACCCGACTACCGGATCCACGAAGTACAGACACGGCACACCCCACTCGTCCGTCCCAGCGGCCGCGCCGCGCATCGTCGCGCCTCGCGTAAACGACTCCGTGGTGGGGTCATACGCCGACGTGAGCTGCCCGGTCCTCACCATCTTGTAGAGGCGCGAGAGCTTCGTGACGTACACCTGACCAGCCACACCGCCCGTCAGCGACGTGATGCCGCCGCCGTCGAGCCCGTCGAAGCTGATATAGTTCTTCGTGGTTTCAGGGATCCGCTCGTCATTGCCCACGCCATCGTCGGCATAAACAGGCGTCCACGACACGCGCGAATCCAGTGCCGGAAAGAAATGCGATCCGCCCGTCAGCAGACGATCCTCATCGACCGCCACGTGCCGTGCGGACTTCGGCACGATGTACTCGCCGACCTGCTCGCTCAGCGGAAGACTCGAATACCCCGTCGCAAACGCCGTGGAGTCGGTGTAGGTCGCCGTACCGATCGCCACGCGCGCGATCCGATAGAACAGGATGTTGTCCACACTGGCCTCAACCTCCCAGTGCGTCTGCCCGTTCTTATAGGTCGAAGTCGCGTCCTCCGTGCCTGAGGGCTTGGTAATCAGCGCGCCGCTGCCAGTGCCGCTCGGCGCCAGGCTGACCGCGTTCGAGGGCTCCGAGCGCCGCTTCGTGACCGTATCGGCAGCGTCGCGCTCGACGTATCGGATTCGGTAGTACCGCGTGCCAGTAAACGTGCCGGCGCCCGTATTCGCGACTGTCGGATCCGGCGGCTGCACGAGCCCGGCCCAGCGCAGCACCGTGCCGTCCCACACGAGCAGCCGATCCTCAAGACCTCGCGCAGCGATGAACAGCTTGCCGTGGAGGCTGACCGCGTTCGCGTCGTAATTCAGCTGGCGGATCGAAATATGATTGTTGACCTTCGACACGCCGCCAGCCCACGTGCCGCCCACACGACGATCGATATTCCCATTCTCATCGATCGCCCACAGCTCGTCGTTCACGACCGAGTTTGTCGGCGTGTGGCGGAAGATCGAGACAACCGGCGAATCAAACGCCGAACCAGTCAGATCGATCCCGAGGACTCCGCGGCGCTTCGATCCGAGGGCGCCGTCGCGCATGTCCACGTTGCGCGCGTTGACGACCTGCGTCTCGGGAATGAGCGTCGGGCTGTCGCTGTCGTTGATCCCCCTTCTGAGATCGCTCAGCGTGAAGATGGTCTCCCTAGCCATGTGACACCAGATAATCAACGACTCGGAGGATCCCCACGAGGTCGTCTCCGAACACCCCCAGTGACGTGTTACATCCCTTACAGAGCAATCCCCTAACCTTGCCGGTCCTGTGGTCGTGGTCGATGTTGGGCCTCAGTCCAGACAGGCTCGGCGCCAGCATGTCCAACTGCTTGCCGCATATCGCGCACTTGCCGTTCTGCGCCAGGAACAGCGCGCTCAGTTCGTCTGTACTGATGCCGTACTTCCTTCGCAGACGTATTTCCTTGAGTGCGTCAGGATTGGCGCGCCTCCACTCCAGATGTTTTTCCCGTAATCGTTCGCGATTCCTGCGGCGCCACTCACGGTGATACTCTTTCGACGGTCGGCTTACGCGACCCTCTCTCTTGAGGCGCTCCTTGTTGCGCGCATACCACGCACTCTTGTAGGCGTTCCTTGCTCGACGGCGTTCTTCCGTAAGTCGGTCTGACTCCATCGGCCTACGCCATGTTGGAATACGGCCAGCGCGTCGCGCTAGTCGTACTGCCACCGTTATCCTGCGGCGTCTGACGCAGGTGCGCGCTCTTGATGAGGAAGTAACGCAGCTCGCCGAGGCGCTTCTCGAATTTCGCTTCCTGCTTCTGCGCAGCGGCCCACTTCTCCATCTTGTCCATCACGTCCGCCACGGCGCCGAGGATCAGTACGTCCTGAAAGTCTTCGGGGATCGTCGGCTGGTCGGCGTTGTCGGTCATGTCCGTGCCGGTTTTCAGCACGTCCGCCTGCAGCGCATACACGCCGTTCGGTTTCGGGAAAAACATGAGTTGCACGGTGTCGTTCTCATGCTCCTCTACGGCGTAGTCGGTCGGGCGGCCGACGACTACCGCTGCGGCGTCGCGCGCGCGGATGTCCGTCACCGTCACTTCGTTCAGCAGAGACTTGAGATAGACCGCATCGAAGATGTTGAACACCTTCGCGGCAGAAATGGAGACGTTCGGCGATCCGTTGACCGTGTTGAACGAGACAACGCCGCGGCGGGTGCGCGCGGCGTTGACCGACGAACAGACCTGGCGATAGCGTTCGTTGAGGTAGTCTTTGACGAGTTCGCGCGCCTCAGTGGATGACCAGTTGACCCGGTTCAACACCCGAGTTTGCAGTTCGAGGAACGTCACTGGTCATCCCCTTTCGTGCGCGTTACAGCGTGCCGGGCTCGTCCTTGGCCTTGCGCGAGGGCGTCGAGGCTTCGTTCGCCTCCTGTTCGGCGATGATCCGGCGGAGGACGGTAGCAATGTCGGGCGCTTCACCCTTCAGCCGCATCCGATCCTCGGGCGTCTTGTTCGGAATGATGATGGAGATGGCGCTGCCATCCGCCTCACCGTCCGTCTCGACCACCACCCAGCGGCGTTCGTTGTACTTCCCGGCCTTGATTCGATTGAGCAGGGTGATCTCCTCATCGCTGAGGAACGACTCGCTCAGTCGGCGATTCGACAGATACACTGTCCGCCGCAGCTTCGGCCGGACGTGCTCCGGTTTACCCTCGGGATTCCACGGAGTCTGCGCCTTGTACTTGGCGAGCGGCACTTGCTTGATGGGGGCGACATCAGCCTCCACACTCAGCGCCTTCGCCATCGTGGCGATCGACTCCAACAGCGACGTTTCCTGCTGCTTATCCACGTAATCACCTGTCAGTGCACCGACCGATCTCGCCCCGGTGCGTTTGGCGTTGAGACACGGCAGCGGCGGAATTACCGCTGCCGTGCGTCACGAAACGAAGCGTGTTACATCAGCGCGACAGCGGAGCCCGCGGCCACGCCAGTCACGAGAGCCACGGCCGGACGGTAGGCGATGTCGGTCGCAGCCCCCAGCGCGAGCGTTCCCGCCGTGGCGCTGGACACGAGCGAGCTGCCGGCTGCGGTGCCGGCGGCGACCTTGACGGTTCCGACGCCAGCTTCCAGAATGTAGCCGTACTCGCCAGACGCAAACGCCGCCGTCGCCGAGCCGATCACAACCTGGCCGACGGCGGAAGTCGGCCGCACATCGTCCCAGCCAGCGGCTGAGCCGTTGAACTGCAGCGCGTCGTACTGCGCGATGGTCGCGCCGGCCTTGATGTAGCGGTACTTGTTGCCGACCGCATCGAACTGCACAGATCCGAGCGGCGCTTCCGCCGTCGTTGAACGCCGCGTGTCTCCGCCGAAGGGAGCCGCAAGAGGCGCACCAGTGAACTGAGCCATGTGTCTGTTCCTTCCCTACTCGAAAGAGCGAATTGCGTGAGGGGCGTTGCGACGCCCCTCAAGCTCCTATTACACCTGGGTGAGCACGAACAGCCGCGACTTGTTATCGGTCGTGGTCTGCAGCATGGAGTACAGCTTCACGACGTAGCCGTTCGCGTTCGGGATCTCGATCGTGTCGCCCTTCTCGCGGAACGCATCCTTCGACACCTGCAGCTGGAAGGACTTCGGGTTGAGCCCGTAGATCCGGGTGCCGCCGTACTGCGAGAAGACCCACCGGGCGCTCTTGAACGCCAGCGTCTTGAATCCGCTGTTGGCGTCGTCCACGTCGATGTATCGCTGACGGCCCTGCAGGGTGCTCTCGAACAGCGCCTGCGGGGCCGCACCAGAGGCGAGCATCTTCACGCCGAGGTTCGAGCCCGAGCCCTTGCTCGCCGTGTTGAACGCCGTGGTCAGCGCCGCCTCGATGTTCGAGCCGTTCGCAGCGTAGGTGGACGAGTAGTTCCTCCACCACACTTCCGTCGCCGCGTCGATCCCGCCGGGCGAGCCCTGGCCGGAATCCGGCACGATCGTCTGCAGGCCGAGGAACCCATCGTTGCTCGTGCCAAACAGCGCCTCCTCCACAGCGTCATCGTGGGAGTCGATCGCGTTCGTCAGGAGCTGCTTCACCAGCGACACCTTCTGGTTCTCGCTGGGGTTCTTCGCCTCGTCGGCTTTCGACCACACGATCGGCACGGAGAGCTGACCGGGGGTGTAGAGCGCCGCAGTCACGACTTCGACCTTACTCATCGACGTGGTGGTGAGGTCCGTCGCGAGAAAGTCGGTGCCTGGGTTGCGCTGGTAATCGAGCGGCAGCTCGATCTGCGGACCCATGCTGATGCGCTTGACCGCGCCCTGGCGTTCGAGTTCACGCATGAACGCGCTTTCCGACCACTGGTTCGTGGCCTTGCGCGCTTCCGCCAGCACCTTGTTATAGCTGACGGCGATGATCTGACTGACTGAAAGGGCCATGAGCCTTTCCTTTCCGACGACAAAAGAAGGTGAAACCGATGCTGCGCAACCAACGTGCGGGCGCAGGCTGACTCTGTTGTTCCTGCTCTATCGCGGCGAGGAGGGCGGTGTGTGGTGGGCTGTCTGTATCGCCGACAGCAACCGGAGGGCGGTCAAACGGGGATCGAGTACCGAATCAGTTTTACGTCCTGCGGCGGCGCGCCTCGAACGCGCCGCCTGAGACGAACGTCAGTGCAACCCAGCGATGGATTCCTTGATGGCGTTCGTGATCCGCTCATCAGGATCCGCGCTCTCGGCCGCGACCGCCGCGGCCGGCATGCGGCCAGGCTCCGGTGTGCGCCCGGCTCGCGACTTGGCGTTCAACTCGGCCAGCACTTTCGCCCGAGTGTCCGCCTCGATCTTCGTGCGGTCGGCCTCGAACTTCGGCAGCACAACCGCCTGATATTCCCTGAGCATGGCATCAGCCAACGTCACGCCGTTCGCGATGTCCTCCGCCTCCGCAGCGGTGAGGCGCGAGAGAATCTCGGCCTCGTGCTCCTTGAAGCCCCGCCAGTGCTCGCGGGCATTGGCGAGCCGCCGCTCCGCGCGCGTGAACCCATCGTGGCGAATCTTCTCCGCCGCGCGCTCGGACAGGACCGGCTCCACCTTGTCCTGCAGCTCCTTGAGCGCCTGCTGATACGTGGCGCGCTCCTGCGCCAGCGTCCACGCGAGCAGCTTCTCCGCGCCTTCCGCGGTGTAGCCGAGCGTCCCGTCGTCAAAGAGCTTGTCCGGCCTCGGCTTCTCACCGGCTGGCTGGGCGGCGTCGCCCGCCATCTCGGCGGCCATCTGCTTCGCCTCGGCCCTCTGCTCGGCCCAGGTCAGGTGCTTGAACCGCTCGGGGTCGAGCTGCCGCAGCAGCGCGACCGCCTGTGCCGGATTCGTTTCGAGCACCTTCAGAAACTGCCGCTGCGCCTTGTGATCGTCGTTCTCGTACACCGAGAGGGCGTCGATCCGCGCCTGCAGTTCCTTCTGCTTCGTCTCCGCCTCGCGCCTGGCCTTTGTTAGTACCGCCTCGTGACGGTCATACGGAATCGGCCCGCGCTTCTTCTTCGGCTGCTCCTCGCCCGCCTTCTCATCGGCGGCCTTGGCGTCGCCTTCGGGCGTCTCGCCCTCCGCCGGTTTGGCCGCGCCCTCGGTTGCCGACGTTTCGCCTTCGGCAGCGGACGTGTCTTCGACGGGCTCAGGCGTTGCCTCGGCAATCGCCCCTTCAATCGCTGACGTGATCGTGTCTTCCTGTGGCACTGGACCCTTCTATCGCTGTGGTCATGCGTGGCGGCCCGCTTTCGCCCGGCCGCTGCGGCGTGACGCCTACTTCGGCGTCTCCCCGAGCAGTACCAAACCGCGAGCCCTCGCGACGCGACGCATCTCAGCCTTGCTGGTGTACCGCCGCGGCGTCCCGTCCTCGTTGCAGATGCCGTGGCGCACTTCGATGTCGATCTCGTCGCCGATCACGTTGGGCGCCCGATTCGCCACTTCGACAACCTCCCGCATCGCCACACCGCAGCACGGCGGCGGAAGTTCGTAGTTCCAGGCCAATCGACTGTCTCGGCGCCGGCACCCTGAACACTCGAAGTGCCGGAACTTGAAGACGTTGCGCTCCACACTCATTCTGTCACAGCCTCGGATGGTGCGTCAACCAGTGCGCGCACTGGCTTGGCCTCCATCAAATTAGACGCCCCATCCGCGCCGGGTAGTCCACCGAGGTTCACCCCGATCAGAATCTTGACTCCGCCCTCGCTCGGCCCCTTGGCTGGCGGCTCGATCACCGTGGCGCCGCCGGGCGCCTTGATGTGCTGCAACGCCCACTCGGCCGGACGGGCGTCGCCCTTCATCGCCGCGGCTTTCGCCGCCTCGAAGTGGGCGCGGGCGTAGTCCGGCAGGCGCTTGTGCAAAATGGCGATCGCTTCCCTGCGGATCTTCTCGGCCTCCTCCTTATCCCCGAGCTTCTCCGCAATCTGCACCGCCTGTTCCGGGGTGATCTCCTCCGGCGGTGCGGACACCCCGACATAACACTCGCGGCACAGTCCAGTGCGCCCGAACATCGGACGGTCAGGATGGCAACCGGGCACATTCCTCAGCCGCGCCTTCTCCCGGCGGGCCGAATGCGCCTTGCGGATGTTCTCCTGACGGAACGCCTTCAGTTCCTCCGGCGTTTTGGTCTTCCGCTCGTAGGCCATTTAGGCGACGTGCCTCCAACAACGGAACAGCTTGATGTCGCTGATCTGAGACTGAGACACTCCGTAACGCTCTGCAAGTTCGCGCTGTGTCACTCCACCCAACGAGCGAATAGTCTTCACATCCTCGACAGACAACTTCGCTCTCCAGTGCCTGCCGCCTTCAGGAAGGCCGGGTAATTTTGCAAGTGCGTCAAAAGCGGCTGCGGCCTTCGCACTACGCCGTTCGCCTAAGAACTCGCCAAACTGAATCAGGATGCGACGTACGTCGTCTGCCTTCGCACATCGCCACGTCCAGAAGGGTTTGTTGCCGGGCCGAGTAAACGGTCCTTTGACGTACCCGCACCGAACCACAGCAAAGAAGCGATAAACGATATCCCTGTCTGTGGTAGTGAGCAGTAAGCGGGGACGAAGATAACCGCGCGGGCGGCTGCTCAGCGAAAGATGGATACATCCTTCGCCCTCAAACAACCCCGCAGCCCACGCCACTGCTTGCTCTGGTGTCATATCAGGCGGCTCCCGTCAACCGCCCGCTTGGTGATGGGTGACACCGTTTCTGGAGGCTCAACCTGCTGCTGATCTACTGGCGATTGTGGCGCTCCGCCGAATGGTGCCGCAGGAGTCTGAATCTGACGAACAGCCGACTGAATCAACTGAATCGCCCGCGTCAAATCCGCGTCCGTAATCTGATACGTCTTCAGCAGCAACGCCGCTGCCATCGGATTCGTCATGTCCTCGCCGGAATAACGGAACGAAATGTTGGCAGGTTCGGGTGCCTTCTCCGGCATCGGCTGCGTGAGCAACGCCGGATCCTCGCCGAACGCCTCGACCAGCTTCTTCGTCAGCAGCGGGCGGTTGATCGTCGGATCGTTCGCGGCCAAGTTGTACAGCTTCAGCAGCCGCTCCTGACGCACCCCCGGATCCAGCCGATCGCCGGAGTCGGGTACGATGTCGAAGGCGTACTCGCCGCGCACCTTCGTCTTGTCCCAGGACTCCATGCGCTTCGCGCCGCCTTCGCCGGTAATCTGCACGTACTCCGTCTGATCGGCGAACATCTGCACGAGCCCGGCCAGCACCTCGACGCCGCCGATGATGTACTTGGCAACGCGATTCTTCTCGTATTCGAGGCGGACGTTGGCCGCCGACTGGATCAGACTCGCCTCCGTGGCGCTGCGCGTCTGTCCGGCCTGAGACGCGAGCTGGTTGTTCGACAGCGACCACGCCCGATCCAGATCGGATCCGATGACGTTCTGGAACGTGAAGTTCTCGCGCGGGTAGTTCGCACGCGCCACTTCGCCGATCACCCGATCCCCAGGGCCGTTGACCGGCACATCGCCGTCCCACTCCCCGTTCTTCAGCTTCGTGAGAATCTCCTCATCGACGCGGTTCGTGTCGAACCACCGCACCGGGATCGACCGATCGCGCTGCCGCAGCATCTGCGAGCGCGACTTGATCAGCTCCCGCACCTGGCTGCGGCCGGCGCGCGAGTCGGACGGCGGTGTGGCGAGATCGCTGATGTAGTCGAGCGTCCCGACGCGAATCGGCAGGCGCCGCACGCCGACGTAGTACCCCGGCTTCTCGTAGGCGGGCGCGATCTGCTGGCCGGTGTTCGGGTCCACCTTGGCCTCAACAATCTCGGGCTCAACCCACTGCTGCCAACCCAGATCCTCATCCACAACAGGATCGGTGTGACCGTCCACGAACACGATCCGCTTCAGGTGCTCCGGGTGCTTCGAGGCGGGATCGAACCGATACGCCCAGTAGAAAATGACCTGCAGCTTGACGTAATCACCCGACTGACTCGGGCGGATCTTCGCCACGTCTTCCGACAACAGCGAGGGTTTCGTATCCTGCGGCGGCTTGAAATCCGGCGGCAGTTTATCGCCGTACAGCTTCATCACCTGCACGAGCGGCAGCCACGTCTCGTACCCGAGCCAGTCGGCATTGTCCCAGTCCGATCCGGTGAAGTCTGCCGGCCAGAGCAGCGCGGCCGGCGAGATCCGATCCCAGTAGTACCGCTGGTGAATCGGCTTCTGCGCCGTGACCATTTTGACCTGTTTGGACTGCAGCAACAGGCGCTGTTGCTCGGGCGGGAGGCCACTGATGTCCTGCTCGGGCACTTCGATGTCTTCCGTGGCGATCTCGATGCCAACAATCGACGCCATGATCCCGGCGGCGTTCACCACGTCGCTCAGGCACTCGTCCAGCATGACATCCGCGCGCAGCTCCCGATGCAGCTTGAAGTTGAGCACCTCACCGAAAATCGGCGCGGCGGGTTCGCTCTGCGGCAGGCGGGGCAGCGCCACGATCCGCGGCACGTTGAACATGAGCTGCGACTTCTTCTGCCGCGTGCGCGCCCAGTCCTCCGGCACCGCGACGCGATCCGACTCGGACTCCGTGGTGAACGGCTTCATCACGCGATGCGAGACGTTCTCCTTCCAGTCCCGCATCAGTTCGTCGCGCCGACTGATGGACGCCTTGATCTTTTCCTGCCACTTCTCGCTCGTCATGCCGGCCTCCGCATCGCCTCTACGCCGAGTCGCCCCTCAGACCGACGCCGCTTCGCAATCGCCGTCAGCATCGCCTGAATACCACTGTCGATTTGCGGCTCGCGCGAGGGCGTCAGCCGCGACATCACCAGATACCGGAGCGCGTCCGCACCATCGTCCTCGACGCCGCGCGTTTCCAAGTCCTCGGGATCCTTCGGATCCACGATGAGCGTCGGGATCGAGCGCGCGAGCGTCGGGCACCCGGCGCCGCTCGCCCCGCGATACACCTGCAGCCGCGGCCGTTCGCCCGTTCCGTCGTTCACCGTCTCGCGCAGCCAGGCGTGCAGCCGCACCCAGCCGCTCTTGCGCTCGTTGTCGCCGTCCATCAGCGGCACGCCATGCCGGTTGAACGTCTCGGCAATCGACTCCCCGGTGTGCTCGCGGAACATCGCGGGATCCGCGACCGTGTACCGCACCTTCATGCCGGCCGATCGGCGCTTGATCTCCGCCGCCACGTCCGTCGGGAGCGTCTGCTTGAAGTAGTACTCCTGAAACACGACGCAGGTGTGATCGGGCAGCATCGCCGCCCAGAGACACACCCCCGGATTCCCTTCGGCGCTGTAACCCCAGTCCACCGCGCGCACGATCTCGACCCACGGCACCTCCGGCAGCGGTGTGCCCTTGACCTTCGGCAGCTCCTCGATGACGTGCCAGGGGCGGCCGTTGAAGGTTTCGCGCCACTCGGAGAACATCGCGCCTTCACTGACCCACTCGCCATGCCGATACGCGCGCCGCAGCGCCTCGCTCGGCAGGTTCCGCATGCGCTTCTCGTAGTCGGCGATGTTCACATGCGAGTTGTCGTCCATGTCCACATGGATCGCACGCCATTCCGCGGGATCGTAGTCGGGCGCCTCCTCGTAACTCGGGTTGTGATCCAGAAAATACGCCTTGACCCACTTCGCGCCGCGACCGATCGGGTTCGTGCCGCCGCGCACAATCGCGTTCCGGCCGCTGTCAGCGCGGGTGCGGGCGGAGGCGGAGATCAGCAGGAACTCGCGCAGCGTGTACGTCACGATCTCATCGAAATAGATCGCGTCCCATTCGCTCGACAGATACTTTTCCACCGCCCGATCGTCCTCGGCGTGGCCGAACATGATGATCGAGTGGTTGTAGAACGTGATCGTGTGCTCGCTGCGGTTGTACCGTGCGACTCCCTCGCCGCCGAGCATCTCGACCTCGCGCGGCACGAACATCAGATGGGACTTTTTCAGCTCCGGCATGACGCGCCGGATGATCACCGCCTTGAACCCAGGCGTACTGAGACACCGCATGTAGGCGTCCCAGCGCATCGCGTGGCTTTTTCCGCCGCCGCGCGAGCCCTCCATGATGACGTTCGGCTCCGTGGCGCTGTGAAACACCTGCTGCAGCGGCTCAGGAATGTACAAGCACTGATGCACCCCGTCGCGCTCGACACAGAACCCGTCGCGCGGGCCGCCCATCTTCGTGCAGCGGCCGCGAACGGGCGCGGGCGACTCGATCGGGGCGGCGGCGGTCATTGTCCTTTCGGCAGGTACGGCTCCACAAAGTCCCGCACGACCTCGACCGGCACCGCGGCGGCCAGGTGCGCCGGGCCGTTGTGGTAAATCCGCGAATTGATCCCCACGAGGCGCCCGGCAGGATCAATCACCGGGCCGCCGGAGTCGCCGAAAATGAGATCGACGTTGATCCAGATCGTCCGCGTCTCCGCGTTCAGCGCCTGGCTGATCCGCCCGAACTGCGCCGCGACCTTTTCGATCCCGAACGGGAACCCCACCACGGCCACGTCGCTGCCCATCGGCGGCGTCTTGTCGGCGAGCGCGAGCGCGCGGTCGCCTTTGCGCGGCTGATACCGGATCACCGCCAGGTCAAGCAACCGATTCGCACGCGCGACCTCGGCGTGCCGTCCGTCCACGGTCAGATCGACGCCCTTCTCATCGACACAGTGCGCCGCCGACAGCAGAAACCCCGCCTCCACGTTGATCACCACGCCGCTGCAGATCCCCGGATCCCGTTCGCTCGGGGCGAGCATCTCGATCCGCTTGACGCTGGCCTCCATCGCCGCGGTGATCGGCGCCCAGTCGGTCGCCAGCGCCGGCACAGACAACGAGATCACGACGATCAACGCGAGAACGGCACGGCGCATGGCAGGACTCCTCCGATGGGCAGGGACCGACGACGTTCAGAACTCTCGACGGGACGCCGCGCGCACCGCATCGCCTTCGGCGAATCCGCGGTTCCGCAACATCTTGACGTTCTCGCGCATGACGGCCGGCGATCCGCCCTGCAACATCTCCGTCTTGGCGCCGAACCACGGCCGCGGCTTGGCCTGAGCCGGCGCCAGCGGCTGCGTCTCCATCCGCATGTCCGCCACCAGATGCGGCATCTGGCGGAACGGCATACCCGGATCCGGCATGGGCATGCCCGGCGCGGGCTGAGGCACCGGCTGCGGCGTGGGCATGCCCGGCATCGGCTGAATCTGGGTGCGATCGAACTCCGGGTTCCTGAGCAGCGTCGGCCCAAACTGTGCGAAGCTCGGCGCCATCCGCTCGAACTGATCAACCGGCGGCATGCCGGCGGACATCCCTGGTCCGAGTGCTGGTGTGCCGCGAAGGCGGGTGAGCAGCTCCATGAGGGACGCCATTTACTTCTTTCCTTTCTGTTCCGCCGCATACGCACGATCGGCGGCCGCCTGGGCGAGCTTGATGGCCTCGGCTTCGCTCATCCCCTTCGCGCGCAGCGTGCGCACGTTCTCGTGAATCACGCCGCGCGACGAGCCGACAATCAGCCCGTCCTTGTCGCGCTGCGGGCCGCGACTGCGCTTCACGAGATCCGCGACGATCCCGGCGCCCTCCATCGCCTGGCCGGCCGTGGACTCCGCGGGAATGTCATCGAGCCCGAGCACCTTTTTCGCCTTCGCCACGAGCAACTGCAGCAGCGTCGGCTCTGGCTCCTCGTCCTCCGGCAGCAACGGTTCGTCCAACACGAGCGCACCTCAACAGAATGGGGATGAGGGGCCGCCGGCCTCACGGCGGGCACGGTACAGGACGCGCCTCGACAGACGCGGCCCCTCATCCATCCTATCAGTTAGACGGTGCGCGCACCAGTGCGGATGTAGGCGGAGAGACGATCGAATCCACGGTCAGCCATGAACCTTGATCGCCGGAGGCGTTTACACATGGGGAGAAGTCGCCATCCGATACGCGCGACGCGCCTCGCGTTCCACGAGATCCCGCAGAGCCCGACCCGCGGCGCTGTCCTCGAACGACGGGCGGCGGCGAAGGACACCCGCCACGTGCCGATCCTCCGCTCGCCGGGCGGCGGCGCGGAGCCGGCGCTGCCGCGCGCAATCCCGCTGGCGCTTCTTCAAGACGCGCCGGATCCGACGGTACGTGCGCTGCGCTTCCTGGGCGTGACGATAGGCTGCCAGTCGGGCTTGCCGTGCTTCGGCCAGCGTTCTTCCCATATCTGTTTGACGACTAAGACGCTCCGCGTAATTCGCCGCGACATTGGCGAACCGAATGAATAGTGACACTGAGTATGTCGTTGAAAACACAGGCGATGACGACGATAAAGTGACGACGGGTGACAGCGAGGTGACGGTGCCTGACACTGAGTATGTCGTTGAAAACACAGGCGATGACGACGATGACGAGGCAAATGGCCTCCCCTATTGCCAGGTGGTGGGTGTCGGCCCTGGGGTGACGATACCCCCTTGTACCCTGTACTTCTTCTCTTTTATATTAAAGAGTAGGGTCGAATTGCTCGTCACCTCCGTCACAGCCCTTTGCAGTCAAGCACTTACGCAGTGACAGACCGTCGTCACTGGGTCGTCACCTCGTCACCTAGCTCATCTATGGGGCTGGCCGCCGTAGCTGGCGGATGGGGAAGGTGGCCGCCGGGGCTGGCGGATGGGGAAGGTGGCCGCCGGAGATCGGTCCGCGGTGCGCGCGTCGCTGCCACGCGACCGGGTGTGGAGCCTCCCGGAGCATGCTGGCCGCCGAGACTGGCGGACGTGCGCGAGCCCGTCTCATGGCGCCGGGCTCGGCTCGGCGCTCGTATCCTTCACACGTTACACACGCGCCACACGTAGATCTGCTCGGCGCAGCGCGTGCAGATCGGATCGGCGCGTCCGACATTTGTTACGCCGAGCCCGGCAAAGTGTCCACTTTTTAGGACACTGGCGCACGGTTGGCGTCGAGCCGAGATGAGACGCGCAGGCAACAGCTCGGCGAGAGTGTCAAAAAATTGACGCACAGCTCGGCGATAGTGTCAAAAAATTGACGCACTACCGTCCGTCGCGCGATCGTTATCTTCCCGATCGGGAATATTACATGGTATCGAGGGACCTGTCCGCCCCAATGTGCCCGCTCGGGAATAACGGACCGTCCGAACGACCTTGCCGAGTTGGTCCGAAGTCACCGTTCATCCCGCCACACGCCAATCACGGATTCACGGATAGCGTGAAGTCAGCGTTGTAGGGCCGGGCTCAGGACGAAATGCCACACGCCA